CCTTGAAGATCGTGCCCAAGATATGGGCTTTCCCATTCAATATGTTTTCCATACAATGCGGTTGCAGCTCCAAGCGAACTTCCAGCATCTCCTGGGTTTGGCATAATCCATACATCTTTAAATATATTCCAGAGAGAAGTATTTGCTTTACTGTTTAAGGCACATCCTCCCATAAATACTAAATTATTTTTTTTTGTAATCAATTTAGCATAACGCATATACTCAATAAGCCTTTTTTCATATACCTTTTGAACTGCCGCAGCAATGTCAAATTTATCTTTTTCTAAAACTACACCCCAGTCAGTAATTCCTTTATGAAAATTATATTTTTGTTGATTATATTTATGAAAATACTTATTTACTTCATCAAAATATCTATCTGGGTTTCCGTAAGCAGCCATTCCCATCATTATGTACTCTTCTTGATTTGGCATAAGCCCTATCAATTTTGTAAATGCCGAATAAAATAATCCAAAGCTAAATGGGTAGTTGTTTTTATGAACCATTTTAATCTTTTCTCCCTCTCCAACCCAAATTGTTGAGGTATTGTATTCACCTATTGCATCAAGAACTACAATTACTGCATCCGTAAATTTGCTAGTATAGTACCCAGCACATGCGTGTGAATAGTGATGACTAAAAGATTTTCTAGGCACTCCTGGTATATCAAATCGTGGCTTCCATTCTCCTGCACCACCTTTTAGAAATAGCCTAGATGCCTTTAGAGCGGGTTTCTCGTAGTATGCTATGCGATCTGGTACCCCGTAAGACAAAGCATCTTTAATTAAACTATCGTTAATATACCAATCATTTTTTTGTTTGCTATATCTTTCAGAGTGTGCGGCAAATAAAACTTTGCCATTTTTAATTAAAGATACAGATGCATCATGTGATGTTTCGTTAATGCCTAATATTGTACTCATTAGTATATAAACCTATTTTCATCTGTATTTTTCTTTCTTCTCCTACGAAAAATTTTATACAAATAATATTTAATTACTATTATTTTATTCATATTTTAATTCTACACCCCATCCCTTTCTTGTTTGAGTGTCCCCAGATGGTATTGAACCATCGACCCGCAGATTAAAAGTCTGCTGCTCTACCAGCTGAGCTATGGGAACGTACCCCTGGCTGGGATCGAACCAGCGACCTACAGATTAGAAGTCTGTTGCTCTTCCGCTGAGCTACAAAGGTGTGCAACAGGTAGGACTTGAACCTACGATTACCGAATTATGAGTTCGGGGCTTTAACCAACTAAGCTACTGTTGCCTAGTTGTATTATATGTTACCGCTATTATTTTTGTCAATAGAATTTTCTACAATTTGCTGCACATATTCAGAAAAATGTTTTCTTATTGAACCCATTGGCCTTGACCCAAAGGACTCCCACATCCTTTTATATTCTATAATGTTTTGAAGTGTAGTCGGGCATACTATTTGACCGTTATATAATTTCATTACAGTTGGCAGTGGTATATGTTTTGTACAACACTTACATTGTTTTGCTAACTCTTGATACTCGCTCATATTATTTGCATCCTGTCCATTGCTTCTCTTAAATCTTGGGGCATTCTTGGTGCCCTAATCATATTATAAGATGTTGTATCTGGGTCATCTTTAGCCCCAAAATCATTATCATAGTTCATTGATTCGTATGTGTGTATATTAATTTCTTGATTCCCATCAAATCTAGTTCTGCTTATTGAATTAAATATTGCTCCACATGTAGCATCGGCCAAGTCCTTAGATCCTTTTCTAGGGTGATCTACCTTGTCTCTCATAATTCTTAGCTGACACAGCTCGTCTATAAGCAATGGTATGTGTGGGCCAATTAATCTTTCTTCTGCAACTACCATAGCCATGTCGTCATAGTGTTTTTTAGCAACAGAAAGAATTTCTGTATTTATTCCATATTGTTTTAGCTGTTGCATCATGTCGTGAGAGTTCCATCTATCAAAAGTACATATTGCTATATTAAATCCCCTTGTTTTAAGAGAAAGAATATAGTCCTTTACTTCAGTAAAATCTACAGACTTATCTTTCGTTGGAGTCCAAAATCTTACCGCATCTACTTCTACTATTGGGGCTGGCTGCGAGTAAGTGTCTGTAACTTTAACGTTTACCCATTTATTTATATGCGCCATTGTTACAGCACAATGATCATGCTTTTGAGCTAAGTCTACATGTATGTAATATTTTTTATCTGGGTCTGGTAGGAACCACTCTTCAAGCCTTCCAAAACTATCTACTGCAATTGCTCCAACATTAAAAGCTTTTTCTACTTTTTCTCTTGATTTAAAAAATGCATCTACTGCATCTGGGGGCATGCATGCAAATCTTGAAAGAGCATCAGTTGGGTTTGTGTAGAATGCTGTTTTAAAATCATCAATCTTTCTCACTGGGTTTACTTCCCAGGTTGGGCGTTTTAACGCATAGACTTTAGGAATTTTATAAGACAAAATGTGGTCTTCTTCCCATTGAATTTCAAACTCATTTCCAACTGTGTTATCTGGAAGTTCCTCATACATTTTAAATTTATGTTCTCTAACTACGGTTTCTTTTTCTCCAACAACAGCATCGTATCTTTGCTGAATATAATCATTTTTAAATCTGGGAAATGATAGCAGGATTACCTTTCCAAAATCAGGGAATCTTGAGTCTACTGAGGCTCTATACATATCGTACACAGCGCTACCTGTTTTTGCTTGATCATGCCCAGTAGTATTTTCAATTGCAAATCCAGAAATTTCATCAAGGATGACAACAATAACGTTATACCCTTCCCAGGCCTCTCTTTCTGAGTGGCCCGAGTGTACTGTTATGGCTTTGCTAAATTGAATTTCAGAAGCTTTTGAATAGTATTTTCCTACAAACCATGGAGACTTATCTATACGGCTTTTAAAGCCTTTAAAAAATACGTTGGTTGCTTGCTGCGAGTTTATTGCAATATTAATAATATCAATAGAATCTCCTGGTGGTTTACCATAGTAAGTTGCTGGATCTTTTAAACATAATAGTAAATATACTATATACGCAACTGCAATTGTTGAACAGTAATCTTTTCCTGAACCTTTTCCTAATTGTGCAACTACTTCATTGGCCGTTTGCTTAAATCTAATATGTCCTTCTTCGTCTCCAAATAATTTTTTTAATGTTGACTCTTTGTATATTTGTGAGCTTTTTTCAATTAAAATGTACTGGTAGTCTGACAGTGGTGGCAATCCTAAATATTTTGGGTCATTAACAAATGTACGAAGATCTACTGGCTTTTCTTCAAACTCTTCACCATCTAGGATGTCAATTAAATCTGAAAAATCAAATGACATCAGCGTCTTCAATTACTATTGCTTCAACAATTCCAGTAATTTGAGAAAGCCTTTTTGCAACTTCCATTTTACATTTAGGGCAAGATGCAGTTGTCTCTTTTAATATTCCAACCAGGACTTCTTGCTTACGTTCTGTTTCTGCAATCTGTGATGCTATCTGAGTATTTTCTAATACACCTATTGATTGAAGCATTGCTATTCTTTTTGTTTCTATATCGGCTATTAGCTTTAGTGCTCCCGCTTTAACATTAAGTTGACCTTGGGTGTCTGCGTCTTCTACGGTCTTCCATGCCTCTTTAATAAGCATTGCATAGTGTTGATCTGCGCCAGAGATAGCTTCTCTAGCACGGTCACGGATATTGCTGTCATTGTGAACAACACCCTTCCACTCATCAATAAACTCTAAAACCTCTTTACGTGAAAACCCCGTAAGTGTGGCTATTTGTGTGGCGGAATTACCTTTGAGCAATTCTTCAACCACTTTATTCATGCGGTCAAAATGAACTGCTGGCTCTATTTCATTATTCATATGTATATATTATACTTCTAGTTGACTGAAATTGCAACCTTGTTGGCTATTTTAAGCAATATTAAATATCCAATTAGATCATCAATATCATTATCTCCTGGGAAAGCTTGATCATTTTGAATTCTATTAAGCTTATCATCAATACGGACTCTTATTTGTTCTTTTGAATCCGCCTTTGAAAATATACGAATTGGATCCAGGGCTGAATTCCCATAAGATATATTCTTGTTAATTAACATTTCTGCTGTTTCAAGACATTCTCTTATGATTTTAGGGCCAGACGGTGCATCTGTTGCAATTAATTGAAGGTCTGTTATCCAAGCCTGATATCCGCCAGATTTATTTGGGTAATCACTCATTTTTTTCTCAACAATCCAAACTCTTGTAAATATCTCTGTATGGTCATAGCAGAGACTCCGCACTCTTTACCTATTTCTGTGACTGTTTTTTTTTGTACTACGTACCTTCTATACAACCAATCTTTACTCTGATAAAACTTCATCGTTTAGTAAGCACCTGGTTGCTGTAGTGTGCGATACCAAAGCTATCTGCAACATCAAAATCTGCAATTTCTAAACCGTACTTTTTATTAAAGTAGTCGGCGGTTCTTTGCTTTCTCATATTTCTTAATTGATTTTTATACCAAGATTCCGCATATCCTGGATTGGCTAATCTTATTGCAGACTTTTCATCTTTTGTCGGATTTTTGTTGCCAATGTGCGCCTGCCATGAGGATGGGCTAATTGTAATAACCTTAGCACCAGTAGACATAAGCTCAGCAATAACAACTCCATAGACATAAGACAATTTTATCACAGCATCGGGCGATCTGACAAGTATTGCTCCTTCAACAACTATATAATCACTTTTTAATTCATCTAACATCATAGCCATTTTATTTTTTGCATCATAAATTTTTTCATAAATATCTTCCCCAGACAAATTAATCTTGCCCCATTTAAGTGGAATGTCATCCTCCATTAAACAGAAAGCTATTGAGTTTGTTGATGCATCAATACCAAGAACCCTATTTGCTTTTGTTTTAATTAGGCTAGCTAATTTCATCTATTATTTCCTTTAAAAGTTTTCTTGAATTTAAATTTGTTTTTTTCAAACATGAAGAGCAAATATCTTCAGCATTATATCTACTCAGCTTAGATTTACACTTTTTGCATAACCTTATAGACCCTTTTTTAATTGCTTTTTTTTCATAATACTTTTCCATAATTCTTTTATTAGTTGCAATTCTACAGCATTCTTCTGAGCAATATTTTTGATTATGGGTTTTAGCGTCAAAATTTTTTTTGCATTCGTCGCTTGAGCATATCATAGATTTGGTATCTCAAACAATTCAATTTGAACTGTTCCCACTGGCGTGTCTTTGCTGTAGCATTCTTTTTTGACTGGACAATAGGTGCAAGGCATCTTAGATTTAGTAGCTCCTGCTGGACGCATTGGTATATCTCCATCTTTAAAATTATCATAAACCTCTTGCATCCAAATAAATGTATCTTCAATTATTTTTTTATTTTTATCATTCATTGAAATTGGAATAATTAAAATTTCTTGAGTGTTTTTATTTTCATACAAGAAGAATCCCTCTTTAGCATTTTTTAATTTCATATATGTAAGCAGCTGAAGCATGTGGTTTGGTGAGGATTTCATCTCTGATTGACGTGTGTCCCACACCTCTTGCTTTGCGGTTTTAATTTCACCAATTACTGTCTCGCCATCATACTCCATAATAAGATCTATAAAGCCTCTAATCGGCGGATACTCATTAATAATTTCTTCTTCTTCCGCCCTCCATTGTGGCATGGTAGAAATAAGCTTTTGCAGTCTTTCATGCGCCTGGGTTCCCTGTGCCATGTTGGCAACTGCAACTGCATCGTTATCATCAATAAAAACTGCTCCAGAAAATGCCATGTACCAATATCTAGGACACTTTCCATGACCGTAACCCAATGAGCTTGGACTAAATGATTTCTTAGTCATTGATCCATCTGCACGTTTTGTATTTCTATATGATTCATCAAGAAGCTGAGCAAACAATTCGGGATCAAAAAACTTTCCAGTATGCTTTTTAAATTTAAGATTTTTTACAATATCCCTAGCCATTTATGAGTTGTACCTAACGACGTACTTAAGTGCATCTACAAGTTTGTCTATGGACTCCTTTACTGAATAGTAAACATTTTTCTTATTATTATTTGTAGTACCAGCTTTATCTTTAGCAATAGTTGAATACACAGAAGACATAACGGCAAATTTGGTAGACATAGCCTGAAGCTCCATAATAAGCATTGGTGCTTTTGCTGAGGGTACGTCTGGGTTCATTAATAGCTTTACAACAATGGCCAAAGCTTTATCTAAATGCTCATCTTGCATGTATTCATGTAGATCATTAAACTCAGTTATATCACTGATTAATTGAAGCGTGTTTCTATCTTCCGCCATTTTTAATCCTCTTGTCCCACCTGTCTGCCAACAATCCCATAGCATAGCCTAACACAATTCCCACCATTAATCCCATTAAAAATAATGTCATGACATTATCCTTTGAACAATTCCATAACCCATCCATAAACCAAATATTCCCATGAGGCCTGCAAAAACTGGCGGGGCGGGGACGGGTAGTTTAAATATACTAAATATTGCTCCTACTCCCATTCCAGTAAGCGTTGTCATAAAAATTTCTTTCATTATTGTCTCCATATATAGATTATATAATTAACCAGGGTTTTGGTCAATAGATGCAACTACTTTTATTGGATCTGAATTTAATCTTATGATTCTACATTCAATTCCTTCTGGGTCTTCTTCTCCTGGAAATACAATCATAGTTCGAAAAGACCCAGTATCCCAAACTTCTTTTAACCTTGCTTTTTCCATTTTTGCCCACTCTTCTTCACCAAATTCTTTTTCCTTTTTTAGCCATTCTTCTGACCCAGGATAGTTATACATTAAAAATAATCTTGCTAAGTATCTTTCTGCATTATATGATGGTAAAACTGAATGGAAGTAAGGGTCTCCTGATGGGAAAACTGTTACGTCTCCAGGTTTTGGTTTATATGAATATTGATTTCCAGTTGAGTTGTCAAAAAAACAAATTTCCCCACCTTCATAATCGTCATTAAGATACATGGTGACTGTGATAATGAGCTTTCTGCTACGACTATCTAAATCGAAATGATGCCTATCGGTGTGATATCCCATTGTTCGATTATGTCCGCCTCGGGTATCATTTTCATAATATTCTTTATCTTTTATGTCGTATTTTAATAGACTTAATCCGCCACTAGTCCAATCATTATAGTCTGATATGTCCCAATTTTTTATATACTCTGGGTAGTCTTCTTTTATAAAATGATTTTTTAAAAAATCATCCAATACAACTCTAAAAGTATTATAGATTTCTTCTATTGTTTCAGATTGTTTCATCAAGTCTTTATTTTCAATATCTTTTTTGATCCAAGGACCATCTAAGTTTGTTATTGACCCATAAAAAAGCCATTCTCTTGAAGGATTTAAATTGTACTTTTTTTCTGTTATTGTGTCTGCTTCTTTGTGTAAATTCATTACGTCATTAAATATTGTTAATGCGTTATGATAAACTACTATTCCTGGACACACAACTGTTTTATTCATTATTTTCTCCCGATTCAATTACATTTAATAAAATTTGATCAACCTCGTGCTTACCAATTACTTTGCCTTTGTGATTAATGGCTTTTTTATACATTCTTGGCCTAATTCCTTCTGCATTTAATCCCTTTAAATAAGCCATATAGTCTTTGCTATCTTGAACTCTTTCAAAAGGGAATGTTTTATTTTTTATATTTACTGTTGAGTTTTGTATTTCTTTAAGGGAGACTGGAAGTATGCAAGCAATATTCGTGCCAGCGGGAACAAAATATTCTTTATTAGGTGTATCCAACTTCCAAACTATTGAAAATGTACCAGTAAAAAGAGAAGTAGATAAAATTGTACTAACTACTTGAGCTCCATCAAAAATTTCATTTGGCACTGGCATGGTCAACACTGTGGTGTTTTCGTCTGTTTTTAAAATTAAATTAGTAACAAAGCTGACTGTGCCCTCGCCTCTTCCGACCCATATATTTTCTGACCCAATAATGCCAGAAGCTCCATCTGCCCTGGAGCCTTCCCAGATAAAAGATATGTCGTGATCAAAATATACTCCATAACCAAGAGTGTTGGCTAGTGCTATGGGATGGCAATTGTATGTATTTGAATGCATCCATTCTCTTTTTATTGAAAGCGGTCTAATTTTTGCTGAAGGGGCGTCTGGGTTGTCTATGTACACATCTATATTATGCATTGCCGTCCTCCCAAAACTTTATTAATTCTTCTAGAACTGCCCACTCTATTATACCAAGCCTAACTTTACTTTCGTTTCCAATAATTATTTTTAATGCTGGGTGCATGTCTCTATTAACCTTAAACGTATCGGTGCATATTTTTGCCCAGACATCTTTACTTAATGTAAAAGTTGATCCAGATTCTTTGTAGTCTACAAGAAATTGATTCCATTGGGCGTCTCCTTTTTGATACTCTCCCCTGCCACTATTTTTCTGAGCCTTCGCCCCATCTCTTTTTACTTCTGCTCTTTCTGACATATTATGACTTTACTTCTATTATATTAGACGGTATAGAAAGCTGTATAATCTGCAGGTCTTTTTCAACATAAGACTCTTCTGTAGCAACATCAATCAGGTTGTCTGCTAACTCATACTTTTTTATCCATTCAGTTTCACCAGAAACTTCAGAGTCAATAAAAGCTCTTAAAAAATATCTATCTGCCTTGCTAAATGGTTTTACCCCATGATAAAATGGCTCAGTTGATGGCATGATTACAGCATCACCTGGCATTGGCTTGTACATATATGTGTTATTTGAAATTGAGTCATAAACACATATTTCTCCACCTTCATATTCATTATTTAAATAAAAATTAACAGTAGCTACGTGTCTATATTTTTTTGTTTCGCCTGGAATCGGTATCTCATCTACATGGTATTGCATCATTAATCCAAAAGGATAATCATTGTGTTGTTTTTCTACATTGTATCTAAAAAAATCAATGTAGTATTGTTCGTTATTATTAGTTAGCCTGTTCCATTTTTTTATAAAACTTGGCCAAACTCCAGAATGTTGTGGAAAATCTTTAAAGTAATCTGATCTAATAAAATTCATGCATCTATTTATTTCAAGAATATAGTTCTTTTCTTTATTTAAATTTACATCCTTACTAACATCTATTGTATTTAATAGTTCTCCGCTGGAATCTTTTCTAAATCCTTGACCATACCACTCTCTCCATTTTGTAAAAAAAGAAACGTCTCTATCTTTTTCAAGCAGATCAATTATCTCTTTACTATTTTTAAAAATATTTCTATATATAACAATTTGTGGAGCAACAACAATCTTTTTAATATCCATAAATTCTGTGTCTAAGTTAGACAATTTATCCCACCCTTATTTCATTTTTATGTCCGTCTGGGCATTCCCACTGAAGTGTCATTGAGTCTGGGTCCCAGGAAGATTGTTCTGCATTTTTATCGCATTTAGAGCATGGCTTATTGCCTTCTACCATTTCCAATGTAGAGCTTATTTCTTTTTTCTCTTCTTTTTTTAAAAACTCATTAAGATTTGGCATCAATATCCTTAATTAATTTATCAACAACTTTTGGATTATCTCTTAGATATGAAACAGCTTTTGCTCTACCCTGAAATCTTTCTCCATTAATAGTATACCAGGCTCCACCCTTTTCTATTGCTCCAACCATTTCTGCAACGTCGAGTGTTTCTCCTACAAGATCTACCCCTAGAGACTCTCCTTGATAATAGAAATCGTATTGTCCTGATAAATTAGGGGGGCCGAGTTTGTTGTAATCAATAATCCAATTGACTGGTCTGCCAACTCTTTGTTCAATAATTTTATCACCGACCTTAATGCCAGCTTTGATAGCGTTAGCTTCAGCCTCAGAAGACCAAAGTTTAATGACGGTGGAAGAGAAGAACTTGACTGCCATTCCTCCTGTCGGTATGTGGGAGGCATGCATAGACCCAAATTGATTTCTTTGTTGTGAGATGAGTACCAATAGTGTGTTTTTGTTTGCATAGTTTAACATCTTGACTGCGTGGGTCATATCCTTTGCTTCTGCGCCGATTTGCTTTGTATCTTGCAAATCTTTCATTTCATTTCCATCTTTTTCAAAATATATAGCTGGAAGTAACGCTGAGATTGAGTCGACAACAATAATGTCTACGCCAGCAGTCATAAGCTTTGTTGCAACATCAACCATATCATTAACTGTTTTTGCTGGGGAATAGATAAGGGAAGAAGAATCTACTCCTAACATTTCTGCCCACGATTGATCGTAGGATGCTTCCGAGTCAATCCACGCACAAGTTTTACCCTCTTTTTGTGCAAGCGCAATCATCTGTAAACAAAATGAAGATTTTCCTGCAGACTTATTTCCCCAAACAAGAACCTGTCTTCCATAACCAAGCCCACCCTTTAGAGCCATGTTAAGACCTATACTGGGTGTTTTTTGTTTTTCAACTTTTACGTCTTGCGCTGCTTTTACTCTTGCTCTTGTTTTTGGATCTAATCCTGCTAGGATTTCATCAATCGCTATAGTCATTTATTCTCTTTCTTTTATACAATTATATCATTAAAATAAATTGCCGTGAAGCTTT